GAACTTAACTGGGATACTTGGTTCGTTAGTCGCCATGATCGCCCTGGCCGAGATGAAGCCTGGTGGAAGAAAACCCTGCTTGAGCTCGGAGAAATGAGAGCTGAGCAGGAATACCCTCTGGACCCGGATCAAGCCCTGGCAGGAGACCAAGAAGGCGCTCATCTTCCTGTTAGCCATATCAACGCTGCAGTAGCTCTCGGCACTGAATGGAAAGAAGCTCGTGCAGCCGGCGAACTGCAACCAGTGGGCAACCGGATCTTTCTTGGCTTGGACTGGGGAATGAACACCGCGAGCGTGGTGGTATTTCCGCTTAGTAACGGCGACGTGTACATAGCTGCGGAATACCAGGCCATGGCTGAAGATGCTGAAACCTTCACACGCAACCTAATAGCAACAGCCTTACCGTTCACTGACGGCAGAGCAACTATCAGCCACTTGTATTACGACTCGGCCGGCGCGCAGCAAGCCCTATCAATGAGGCCAGTAGTTCAAGCCTTAAGTCCTAAGACCAGGCCTGAAGGTGTGCGCTTCAATAAGACTCGTAAAGCAACCGTTGAATACATCCGCGGCGCACTGGAACGCAACGTTGCCGGCGCCGAATTCGCCCGCATAGGTATTGATCCGAGCTGTCATGAGCTGATCAGGCAAATGAAAGACGGCCGCATGGCTGAGGACGGGGACCGGCAAAAAGGGGACGATCACACATTCGACAGTCTCATAGCTGCCCTAGCAGACCATGGCTACAGTTATCAGCGCGCAGCAAGCCGTGTAAGTACCTAACAGGGCGCCATAAACAACCCTGACGCACAGTTAGGGGTATGGCAGCATCACCAGGCAGAGGATCACAACAAAAAGGCGCTGCCGCTGAACGAGAGCTGGTGAACCTTCTGCATGAGTACGGGATCACTGAAGCCCATCGCACTGAAGGATCAGGCAAGAACAAAGACGGCGATATCACCAACGTGCCAGGCCTCCACCTTGAAGCTAAAAGAACTGAGACCTTCTCTCCCTACAAGAACTATGAGCAAGCTAACGCTGATAGAGGCATAGGCCCGCAGATTCCCGTTGTCGCGCATCGCAAGAACGCCGGCCAATGGATGATGTTCCTCAGCCTTGCTGATTTCATGAAGCTTTACTTAGCGTGGCAGGGCATGGATCCGCCTGAAGAAAATCAGCCTGAACTCAGCTAAAAAGTTGCGGTGAAGGTGGTTTATAGCCGATAGTTGTAGATGAGTAAGAAGACTGCTGCCGCCACCAGTAAAAGCAAAGTTCTAGCCGGGGATTGCGTTCAAACAATGCAAGGCCTTGAAGAAAGCAGCATTGACGCAATTGTTACCGATCCGCCGTATGGCCTTAAGTTCATGGGTAAAGACTGGGATGACGCAGGAGACGGACCGCAGCAACAAGAATGGCACAGGCTTTGGGCAGTCGAGGCCTTAAGAGTCTTAAAGCCTGGCGGGCATTTGCTTGCGTTCGGAGGATCGAGGACTTATCACCGGTTAGCTTCAGCTGTTGAAGATGCTGGCTTTGAGATCCGTGATCAGATCATGTGGCTGTATGGGTCCGGCTTCCCTAAGTCTTTGAATGTTAGTAAGGCGATTGATAAGCAACGCGATGACCGGGCGGAGATCCTGCAAGTAGCAGACTGGTTAGCTCCGCTAGTTAAAGCAAAGGGAGTTGAAGCTGTCGCTAATCATCTCGGAGTCACAAAGACAATGGTTAGCCAACATTGGTGCTCTCATTCACAAACAACAGTCCCTACGCTTGATCAGGTTCCAAAGCTCTTAGAAGTTCTTAGCATTGACCCTGCTGATGTCCCTGATGAAATAGCGCGCCTACTGCTGGAATTGAATGGACGCAAAGGACAGCCAGGCGAAAACTGGTTCAAGCGGGAAATACTCGAAGAGCGAACAATGATCCAAGGTGGGGGCAACTCCTTACAGCTTCGAGTTGGCGAACGTAAAGAGGTCGAAGCAAACATCACCGCCCCCGCTACCGAGCAGGCCCACAAATGGGACGGCTGGGGCACCGCCCTGAAGCCCGCGCATGAGCCGATTGTTGTAGCGCGCAAGCCTCTCATTGGAACAGTGGCCGCCAATGTCCTAAAGCACGGGACAGGGGCAATTAATATTGATGGGTGTCGGGTAGAAGGAGAACGCTGGCCCGCAAACCTGATTCTTGACGAAGAGGTAGGGGAGCAACTAGGCGAGCCCGCACGGTTCTTCTATTGCGCTAAGGCTGGGAAGGCGGAACGCAACGCCGGACTAGATAAGAACATTCATCCCACCGTTAAGCCAATAAGCCTCATGGCTTACCTGGTGCGGCTAGTAACTCCACCGGGTGGAGTCATCCTTGATCCGTTTCTTGGTTCGGGCTCAACTGGTTGCGCTGCCGTGCTTGAAGGTTTCGATTTCATTGGTATAGAGCGAGAAGCTGAATACGTTGCCATATCTAAAGCGCGCATTAAGCACTATCAGGCTGAAGCCAAGCTGGCAGGGCAAAAGCTAGCGCCTTAAGTAAATGCCCGGCATGCTTCAAGCATGGCTCTTAACCCTTTGCATGCCCACCTAGGCCGCGGCAACTGGCCGCCGCAGTCAGTCGCTAACCGCTGGTACCAGGCTTCTGTCCATCATGAGCTGGTAGAGAACGATTACGCCAGCATCTACCAGCAGGCGCAAGTCGATGGCCTGGCCCCACGCAGCATGCGGGAGCGGCACATCATGCTTCCAGTCGCTCAAATGATCACGCAAGTATCAGCGACATTGGTATGCGGCGGCCCAATCAACATTAAGGCAGCAGATCAGAACGATCAGCAACGGCTGGATGAAATCATCCGCGGCAACAAGCTTTCAAGCAAGACAGTTTCAGCAGCTCAAGAAATGAGCGCGATCGGCGGCGTATACGCCCGAGCCTTCATCAATGACACCACGCCCCTAGGCCGGCGCATTCCTCGCATTGAGCTCGTGTCGGAACAGAAAGCTATTCCTTCCTTCAGCGGCGATGAGCTGGTAGCCGTCACATTCATAACTGAACACCGCACAGAGAAGCGTGTTCTGCGCTTACATGAGTCATATGAGCTTGGCGGCATCACTTACAGCGTGACGCTGGGAACTCAAACGGAGCAAGGCGCCAACGTGCCTGTCGGTGACTGGGCCCAGGCGGACTCCGCTTGGCCTTACGCTGAGGAGCGTGAGCTTGCCTTACGTGTTGACCTAGTGCCTGACACATTGCTAGCGGTCTATATCCCCAATGGATCTACCAGCACCGGGGCGCTAGGCAAATCAGATCTTGACGGTATCGAGCAGCTGTTAATGAGCATCAACGCAGCTTTCACCACCAGCTTGGACAGTTACCAGGCGTCAGCTCCAGTGCTCGCAGTTGATGAAGCTTTGCTTGATGGTCAAGGACAACTGCCGGCCGGCGTCAAAGTGATGCCGAGTCGCTTGTCAATGCCTGGCGAGGGCGGCGCCCCTATGGAAATCTTCCAAGGCTCCTTCGCCAGCAAAGACCACGTCGATTACCTTGATCATCTTCTCGATACCTGCCTGACCATGTCAGGCATCAGCCCCGCTTCACTTGGCCGCGGCCTCAGCGGATCCGTTAGCGGCACCGCCTTACGCTTGCGTATGTATCAAAGCCTGGCTCAGGCACAAACGAAACGTGAAGCACTTGCCGAAGGTCTCAGCGAACTGCTGCGCGCCGCAGCTTTGCTTGACGGTCAGGCATACGGCATGAAGCCTGCCGCTCAATGGACTGACGCTGCCGGCCTCCCAACCGTAGAGCTCACAGACGGCCTGCCCGTTGATCAACTCGAACAAGCGCAGATTGCCAGCACTCTCTTAACTGCTGGTATTGCCAGTCAAGAAGCAGCCATTAAGATCGCGCAGCCAGGCCTCAGTGAAGAGCAAGCCCAAGCCGAACTGGAAAGCATCCAGGCCGGGCAAGCATCAGCTATCAGTGGCGCAGTAAGCAGCGCAGTCGCTGGCGTTCAGCCACTCACGCTGGATCAGCTTACGCCGCCAGCTAACTGAAGTTGACGCCTTCGATGTCGTTAGCGTAAAGAAGCTCGTTCAGGCATATGCGGCAGCCAAAAGTAGGCGCTTTCTTGTTCTTTAGCCAGGCAGCCCACGCATCACGCATTTCGGTAGCAGGATCGCTTCCCGCTTCCATTCCGCTTCCGTCCGGGCCAAGCCACTGCCCGACATAATCATTAGCTTCGAAGCCGCAGTCCGTGAGGAAATCGTAGTAGTCGCTGTCGTCGACAGCGGCATCAATAGTGTATTCGTACTCCGCCATGTCCTCCAGCGTCTTAGTAATTGCTTCAGCTTGTTTCTTGTTCATGGCGTGAGCGTACTTAAATCGCGTAAACGGGTCAAACTATTTGCTTTCTGCCTGAAGCAGGTGCACATTTTACGTATGCCGCAGTTCAAGACTCTCGAACTACGTAGCTACAAATGTGGGGATGGCCACACGTTCTTCGACCAGGCTATTGACGCCGGCGAACCTGACTTGTGCAACTGCCCGCGTCGGCATTGTCATGCAGCGCTGCGGCGGCTCCACGAAATTGAGAAGCCGCCGCGCCGCATTCGAATCAGCTAACTACTTCTTAGCTGCGACAGGGGAGTACTTGGTTCCTGTTTTCTTCACGCGCTTACCCTTCACGAGCTGATTAGCGATCGCGTACAGGTTAGTTGCCGGCACGTTGATCTGCTTGCTGATCTGAGCCACTGTCTGCCCTGGCGTCATAGCCACAGCATCAAGGAACTTCTGGCTTTGCGTTGGGCCCGTTCTTTTCTTCCGGGTTTTCTTAGCTGGGGACGCAGCCTTCTTGACGCGCTTAATGGTGCGACCAGTAAGTGCTTCAATGGCTGACTCCAGCTTCTTACGCTCACGGTTCAAGTCCGCAAGCTCATTTTTTAGTAGTTGAACTGCTCTATCTGTTGATGACATGCATCGACATTAGCCGATACGGTCAGCAAAACCTAGATCCACAGATTCTTGTGCAGATAACCACCAGTCCATCTTGCGCCACTTGCGCTTAATCTGGGCTGAAGTCATGGTCGACCTTTCGGCAAGGATCTCAACGAGCTGATCGCTGAGCTGCTTGGCAAAGGCTGCTTCATCTTCGATCTCGGACAGCTTCCCGATCGCCCCAGTTGAGATTTCATGGATAAGGACATGGCTGTTGGCTCCGATGACTCGTTCATCGCCTGCCTGAAGCAGGATGCCGCCCATAGAGGCCGCCATGCCGCGCACCACGGTCGTGATCTTGTGGCCAGCAGCCCTAAGTGCAATCAGATCATCAAACAAGGCCAATCCATGGAGGACTTCTCCGCCTGGGCTGTTCAGCACCAGCTCAATGTCGCAAGTGGGATCCTGGCGATGCCAGTGCTGCAATTCGCCTATGCACTCAGAGACGCTGTTGGCGCCAACGCCGCCGAAGAACATGTAACGGCGCTGCCGGTCACTGCGGGCATTCTTCTCTTGCGTGACGTAACGAGCTTCAACAAGCTTCAGCTTCGAATATTCCAGCTCTTGAATGTGGCGCTCAGCTTCGAGCCCAAGCGTGACCGCTTCAAGCTCCAGCTTCTTCAGCTTGGCGCTCTCAAGCTCAGGATTGACGTCAGAACCGCAGGAAGAATTGCATGAGTTAGACATGATTCATTCTGTTCGACCGTTTCGGGCCGCGCCGGCTTCTGATCTGATTACACTCTGATTACACAGCAGCGTGCAATCAGCAGCGACTTATGGGGCTAATCAGCACTCACGGGAACTACGTAGAGCACAGCATAGACCCTGCGAAACCCCAGTAAATACGGGGCTGAAACGGATGGCGAGACCGGGACTCGAACCCGGGACACCACGATTTTCAGTCGCGGACACTTCACAGAAATAACCCCGGTAAGTACTGGCTTAAACTACTAGAGGCTTCGCGGCGATTGCACTCTGATTACACGAGCCAAAAGCGCGAAGGAGGGCAAAAGGCCCCCAAATGCAGCTGTTTGCGCCAAAGGATGCGTGCATGCCATGAGTATAGGCCAGGTGACCGCCAAACCACCCACATGACCAGCAAACCACTCACGCAGAAAGGCCTTAGCGATGCAGCTTATGGACGTATATGGCCACAACTCGTGCCGTTAACGCCGCATATGGGCCCTAGAAGGCCGGATGAAGCCCAGCAGAAGCTAAGAAAGCTGAGCTAAGACTGCTGCGCGCTGCTCTACCACTGTTACAGGCGGCGAATCGTGAAGTTCAGCAATCACATGGCCATAAGTCTGCTCGATCATGGCGACGCTGGTGCCAGCCTGCTGCGCAACCGTGAAGATCGGAATGCCGGCAGCCAGGTTGGTGCTGATGAAGTGGTGCCGGCCGCTGTAAGGCACAACGTCTTCAAAGGTGCTGGCCAAGCTCGGATCCTTAGCGATCAGCGCATTAGCCGCGCCATAGAAACGATTGCGCCGCCAGCTGCGTGTCAAGCTCATACCCCAAGGATTGCCGTCACGATCGGCCGGCCAAATCAGATCCCGCTCCGAAGTGGGATTCACGATCTCTTTCACTTCGGCAAACAGATCCGCAAGGAAAGGCTGCAAAGGAATGGATCTACCGTTGCCACGCTTCAGCCTGGCTTCAATCACGCCGTCATACAATCGCTCATCAACGCGCAAGGTCTTAGCGCGCACGTCTTCCCATCTGAGAGCCAGCACTTCACTCGGCGGCCGGCAGCCCGCATAAGCAACCGTAAGCACGAAGAGCGCGTCGCGAGCTCGGTCCAGTTCGCTTCGAGTGCGAGCGCCTTTCTTGCCGGCGCCATAGCGCAGCTCTTGAGCGAGCAGTTCAACGCCAAGCGTGGAAAGCATCGGCGCGGTTTTGCTGTTAGTGCGCTGCGGCAGCATCAGGCCGCGGCAAGGGTTTCTTCGTATGACGCCTTGACGCTGGGCGTAAGTACACATGGCTGAAAGGACTGCGACGCCATGGCGGATGTTGCTTTCGCTTGTGCCGTCAGCGCGCATGTTGCTCAGCCAGCTGTCGACAATGACCGTGTTCTTGCCGAGAGCTTCGAGTGTGTTGCCGCCGACGCGCTCATGAACGAGAGAGCTATACGTGTTGAAGTAGCTGTCTTGTGTCGCGGCGCTGCGGCCGCCTAAGCCTTCGGCAAAGAACTTGTCAGCCCATTGCGCGACAGTCATCCCGCCGGCGCTTGCGCCAGGGGTCGGCTCACCTTGCAGCTTGGCAGCAAGAACATTGTCCCGCTCCCAGCTTGCAGCCTGGCCTTTCTTGCGGAAGCCTCCGCGGCTGAGCTGCTTTCCGGATTCATCGCGCCAGCGGACAATCCAACGATCCTGATCAGAAGTCCGAGTGCGATACTTGTGGACGCTCATGCGGTTACCGTATCAGCCTGCAGTGCACACAAACATGAGTGCAATCAGTTAAGCCCTGGCTCATATCGCAGAGCTGTTTTGCCGCCTTCAAGTGTTGCGCCTGAAGGCAAGCTAGGAACAATCCAGCCTTCTCCGAAGTCCATGATTTCCGCATGAGCAATAGCCAGGGCGTTGGTGGTGGCAATGCTTACAAAGTGCCGTGCCGGCTCATCCCTGGACTGAAACTGTTGCACTTCAGCATTGAGGCCAACATGATCAAAGACGCTTTCAATGCTGTGCCTGGTCACCAGGCAATCAAGGGGGTTTCCGAACTCCACAATGAGAGCCCAGTACGGCAGGCCTTGTCTTGTGCGCAGCTGCGTCGGGTTGAGAGTTGCGGGGCGCAAGTGTGAAAGAAGTCGCAAGTGAATTAGCTCCTAGATGATAATGGTGGATGAACAAACGATCGCTTCTGTATGCATTCCTGCTTAGCCTGGCGATTGCCGCGGTTTACATGGCCGTGCTCGCTTTAGCTGCTCGGGTGTCGACGCCAATGCCTTACTTTGCTTCTGACTTAGCTTCGCCAAGCGACCCTCTTGGCAAGTCAGTTCGGTACTTCATGAACAACATCAAAGTGCTGGGCTGCTTCGCAATTCTTATGGGCTTAATTGTCATGGCCCGCAATCGATCGGAACGCAACCAATGGCACACTCTCTGCCTGGTTCTTGGGGCAACCGTGGTGGCCCTCTTGATCTTCGGGCAGCGCATGCTTCCCGGCCTTGCTGCTTTGGCCGGCCAAATGAACTTGGATCCGGTGCAGCTGCTGGCTTTGATGCCGCATGGGTTGCTCGAATTCGGGGCAATGGTTTTCCCTTCCTTGTTCGCTTTGGTCTGTTTAGCTCGTAATAACGTGCTTCCCGGGGCTATGGCTTCAATCTTCTGCCTGATAGGGGCGGCCATCATGCTGACGCTTGCCGCAGGGATGGAAGGGTTCGTTACGCCGCAGCTGCTGCCTCACGTACCGCTTTAGGGTTCTTCGGACGCGGCGCTGAAGCCGCTCGCAGTGGGGACACTGAACGAACTGCGCCGGCAGTCATTGCTGCGCAGCCGCCGTTGATCTCATCGCGATTGCGAACAAAGTCAACAATGGCTTGGGATTGGAATCGCCAGGCGCGTTCGCTCAGCTTAATAACTGCCAGATCACCGTCCGCGACCCATTCGCGCAAGGTGCTTTGACCTACCGAAAGGAAATCAGCGGCCTCAGAGAGCTTAAGAAGGCGCCGACCGAAGCGAGCGTGCAGTTCCCCTATTAGGGGGTCTTGATGCTTTTCTGATTGCCTCACCTTAATACACTATCAGCCTCCAAAGAAATTCTTCCAGCAATATTTCAGCCTGCAAAACCGGCAAAAATAAGCTAATGAGGGCATCCTGAACTCAGCGGCACATCAGCGCTAAATCTGATGGACAAAGGCGGTTGCCTTTCCTGGTTCGAGCCCAGGTTAATCAAGCTCGTACAACCAAAGGAGTTCCCAATGAGTGAAGAGACACCTGAGGCCACCGAGGCCCCTGAAGTTACTGCCGAAACAACGCAAGTAGCTGACGACAAAGTAGTACCTCTCAATACGTTCAAGAAGACCGAACGTGAGCTAAAAGCAATGCAGAAGCAGCTCGCAGAATATGAAGCTGCTGCTCAAGCCAAAGCTGAAGCCGAAATGACTGAAGTAGAGCGCTACAAAGCTGCTGCTGAACAAGCTGCTGCTGAGAAGAACGCTTTGCAGCATCAAATAGTCATTAGCGGCCGGCAGAACGAAGCCCTCAAAAGCGCTCAAGCAGCAGGATTTGCTGACGCTGACGTGGCATTACGTTTCCTTGATCTCGAAACAACTGAGAACGAGGACATTCCTGCCGCAGTTCAAAACGTGCTGGAGCAGTATCCGTACCTAGCTGCAGCTCAAGCAGAGCAAGCAGGTCCTGGTCGTGTTGGCTCCGCTGGCACTGTTGCCACACCATCCGTAGGCGCTGGATCAGTAACTGTTGAGGAGCAAGCATCAGCAAGCTTCTTACGCGGCCTATTAGGCGGCTAATAAGCATCATGGGGTTTATGGAAGCAGGCGGCCTGAGCGTCGCCTGCTTCTTCCATGCTGGAAAGCCGGCTAAGTCATTCAAGGGAGGGCAAATTAGTTATGCGTCTGTACTGGCGCATAAACCCCCAAATCTTCTAAGGAGATAACCACACAATGCCGAACCCTCTTAACACCTCACAGCCGACCGGCCCTCTCAGCGGTGACGCTGGTGGTGCTCTGGTAGTCCCTGAGTTCGTAGCTCAGCCAATCATCGACGCCATTCAGAGCCAGCCAGGTGCTGCAGCTTTGGCTGACGTGCAAACCACGAACGCCAAGAGCGCAGTCTTCCACGTCATCAGCGATGACTCAGACGCGTACTGGACCGATGAAGGCGCTCCAATCGACGAAGCCGGAATGACAACGGCTGCGACCCCGATCATCACAAAGAAGATCGCCGTGATCTCACGTCAGACTCGGGAAATGCTCGAAGACACCGACTCGGCTTCAGTCCTCTCAGCTTTGGCTGACAACGTGAAGACCAAGATGGCGAACAAAATCGACATTGCTTGCATCATTCAAGCGGGCTCGTATTTCAGCGGCACGCTTCAGGGCGATGTTGACGCATCTGCGGGTATTGCTTCGGCAACTGGCGCAAACGTCCAGGACGGGATCAGCGAAGCCATTGAGGCATGTGAGAATGCGGGCGCAAACCCTCAGAACCTTTCGGTTCTGTTGAGCCAATCCCTTGCTCGCACATTCCGCGATGAAGTTTCTGGATCAGCCCTGAACAGCAAACTGTTCAACGGTGCCAGCGATGCCACCCACGGATTGCCTTACAGCTACAGCCTGAATCTTCCGGCCGGCACTGTTGCCTACGTCGGCGACTTCAGCAACTTGAAGCTCCGCGTGCGGAACGACATTTCTGTTGCTTCGGCCGATCAAGGAACAGTCGGTGGAGTCAGTCTCTTCGAGACCGACACACTCGCTCTTCGCTGGACGATGCGAATCGCTGGTGGACTGCTCCTCCCGAACAAGTTCTGCTCCGTTGTCGTAGACTGAGCATAAGCATCACGAAGTAACAACTAGAGCCCGCCTTGTGCGGGCTCTTTTTGTTTCTGGTATGAATCTCTTCGTCAACGGAGGGGGATGCAGTGGCCACCGCAAAGAAGCCTGCAGCGGATGAGAACGCCTACTGGTAAGCGTAGAAACTGGCCTCACCGCTTCTTCGGCAGCATGCTAAAAGCATGCCTGTCTTGTATTGCTCCGCCGCTGACGCCACTGCCATTCTTGTTGCCATGGACCCTTCCGGGTTCGCTGCCGGCTCTGAAGTAACCACTGATGAAGTAACCACTGCTTGCCACGATCTGGACGAGCATGGCATCACCGGCGATCGCATCCTGTACAACGACAACACGTTCAAGATACTGCCGATCAGCTTGGACGTTGGTAATCAAGGTCGTCTGAAGCGCGCAGTTGCCTATCAGGTCGCTTACCGTCGCCGTCTTGGCCCGGATCATTTCGCTGGCGCTGATTACGGCAAAGTAAGCGCTGCTGGCATGAGCCGCGAAGGGGTTCTGCCTCGTGTCGCTCCAGCCGCTATGCGTTTACTGACTGAAGCTGGGCTTGCGAACGCATCCGGCGGACTTCGTATCAGCAACGAACCTCGCTGGGTTCATGTTGCGAATGATCCGCTCTTCCCTTGGCTGAGGAGATAACCATGCTGGTTCTGCCGGCAAGCAACTGCAACGTTGTGAAAGTGCAGCGCCCTAACGC